ACCGCCCCTGCGCCATGCAACCGGTATTTCTCCAATTTATTTTTTATTAATGTTACATGGAAAGTCAGTAGTTATCTGTCTTTTCTAGCGGTTATGTGTCAATAATGTGACTATTGCCACTAGAATTTCCACTTATGGGAAACCTGAATGTTCTCAATGTGGTCTTTAGCGATACCCACCTGAACCTCTAAGGCCCTATCGTAATTATAGTTTCTCTGAATACTCAAAGGCAAGTAAAGTTCTCTATCGTGGTTCACTCCAACACCCACTCCCACTTCCCAATTCCTCTTGTATTCACTATCTGCCAACTGCTTCACAACTGGTGTCATGTCGATGTTGGTCTTTACGATACTTTGAGAGCCTTTAGGAAACTTAGTGGACTGGTAAGGAATCTTTAAGGTCTCACCCTGTACGTTAGCGGTGAAATCGTGTTCAACTATGAGGTCTGGGTCTCCCTCTGTGGTCTTTGGTGCCAAAGTTACCTCAGTGGTCTCAGAGACCGCCGAAGGGGGGGAAGAAGACACTTTATTTTCAACCAACTTCTTTGATGTTTTATTAAAAATTGGATAGCAGTTATAGCCGAGAAGGAAAGAAGCTATAACTACTATCATAATTACAATGATAGCAAGTATATATTTTATTTTAGTAGCCATTAGCAAGTAGCTCCTTATTGTTAACTTATAGAATCTTAGTGGACTGGTAAGAGGGGAATAAGAGTATCTAAGATTTATAAGTCTTATAAGGTAGCAATAAGCTAGCTAGCTAATAGCTAACCTATAGCTAACATATCTAACATATACCACATAGCTAAATAACCCTATGGACTATATGTAGAAATATATTAGTCTTATATATACACTTTTCTCCCCTTCCTTCGTAATGTGTGCCAATTACCGAGTTTGTATTATTGTGTGCCAATTAATTTTTTTGTTCTAAATTCTGTTCCTAAATCTATTTAGGCTCTTTAAATGCATCTTACCAGACTCAAATTTATCATTCATGCTTTCAGGCTTTCCCCACCCAAAGACACCCCCATCTGGGTCAAGCCACTTTTCAAGCTCCTCTTCAATGTGTTCACTCATGCCTGTGTCTGCATCTCTGTCTAACACATCGTGCCAATGAGCGACTGCCATAGCGAGCGAATCAAGCCTATCATCGTGAGCTAAAGCACCCTTTTCAGCACATAAGCGAGTCATCTGGTAAATGAAAGAATACGCAGGGTCTCTTTCATAGACTTTAAAATCATCAAGCACCACTGAAGTATTTAAGACAATCTTATGGGCCATTAAGAGGGGCTCTAAGGTATCTATGATTCTCTTTTCCTTCTGCTGTCTGCTATTAACCTCTGTTACTGAGCAGGGGTGAATCTTTGTTAAGACAGGCTTAAGAAGCTGTGAGAACATACCATCACCAAAGTTACTTTCTATGACAACCTCATTGACCCCATAGAATTTTGCTTTATTAGCAAGAGTATTTAAAGTCCCCTCAGAGTAACCTTCTCTGTATCCACCAATATCAATGATGAACAAATAACCATTAAGAAACTTAACGATACTATAAGCAGTCTCATCTTTACCACGGCCCGATGGGTCAATAGCCATAACTGTCCCTGTGTATTCTGCTGTCTCCTCAGAGCGGCTTAGAGGTGCATAGAAGTAATCCCCTTTAAGAGCCACTGAAGGAACCTCATGAAGCCTTTTAGTACCTTCAGTACACCAAGACCATTTAAGACTAGTTTGTTTTAAGTCAAGGTCAGCTACCATGAAATCTTTGACTTTCAGCGGATACTTTTCAGCATCAGACAAATTGGTATTGAGCATAAACTGAAGAGCAAACCCTGCTTTACCATAAGACAATTTTCGCTTCTCAATTTCTTCCAGTGAGAAGCGGTCAGGGTCAGTAGGAATCATTTCCCCTTCATATACTCTAGGATTTCCGTCATACTTCTCAGCAATAAAAGGTGCAAGGTCTTCCCCATATGTCTCTCTTTCGTGCATTGAAGATGGATAAAGGACAGGCCAGATACGCCTAGAGTAACCACGCTTCGTAAGTTCATTATAAAGAGACATCTCATTCTGTGGTGTCCCCAGATAGATAATCTTACCCCCAGGCTTTAAGACTGCATCAAATTCCTTAACGGCTTCTCCGAGCTTATCTCTCTGAACCTGTGTACCTGAGTTATTAGGGACTTCCACATCATCTGCGATTAGCAAATCAGCACGTGAACCAGTAATCTGGCCAGTGATACCTACTGATTTTACAGACGGTGAAATATCAGGGACAGCAAGCCCCACATCAAACAAGTTCTGTGTGTCTCTCTGCCCCCTTCTGGTCTGAAGGGCTTCTAAGAAAGGCAGAAGATAGATAATGCGTTTAATGAAGACAGCATTGGCATCTGCCCTATCTTTAGAAGCGGAGACAACAAGCACTTTTAACTGTGGGTCTCTCCAAAGACACCACACTGTGTAAGCACATGTCAGAAATGATTTAGCAACACCACGGAAGCCCTCAATGATACTTCTGTCTGTAGGAGTATTCATAAGGTATTTTGCAATGTCATACTGAATAGGAGTGGGACTGGGAAGACCAATGCTTTTCCATACCATAAATACAAAGACACGAAAATCAACCTTTGCACTATTAATTTGCTTTTCGTCCCATTGCAATTACATTACTACCCCCTTCCTCAAGGTCGTCAAAGATTGGAATTTCAGTAGTAGCTTGTTTCTTAAGCTCTTTCATACCTTCTGTCTCTGGGGTGGTCTGTAATCGGTTTTCTTTCATAAACTGTCTAACTCTAGCTAAGAAAGCAGGATTAGCTCTTAACTCTTCATCTTTAAGGCCATCTAAGAGGGCACTCACCTCTTCCTGAGCCATTTCATCAAGTAACTTCTCATCAATTCGCAAAATATCACCTCAAATCACTCAAATTCTCATGAGAACATGTTCTGTTGCGTCCTAAGAGAATCCATGACAAATTACTCATGGAATCTCTAAGACGCCCCTTATAGACCATTCTCGCTTCTAATAATTCTTTAATCATTCCACCCATCATATGCTTTAAGGTCATTAGCTCTGATAGTAGCAATAATTTTGTTTGCATAGTCGGGGTCAGTAGCATATACAGGAGACATAGCTCTCACAAACTCTTCTACGTCCCATGTGTCTTCCCAAACTGAAAGAGCTTCTGCATAACAGGGCTCTTCTCTCATTAAGACACACCAATCCTGTATTGCTTCTTCGAGAGAGCTATAAGACTGGAATTTATCGTAGATAGTTACATATTCACCATCAATGTATTCAGTTGTCTGCTGTCGAACATAGTTTCCCCAACCGTTCCATTTTCTTCCAAAGTAGTTATAGTTACCAATGCAGTATTTACCCCAACCAGATTCAAGAATAGCCTGTGCAATACAGACAGAAGCAGGAAGGTTATATTCAGCACATACCTTACCTGCTGTGTCTCCAATCATAGATATGAAATCATCTGGTGACATTATTGTTTCTCCTTTCTATAGTAGGTGGTCTAGATGTAGGTTGAGGGGTGTCTTTTTCCAATATGTCTGGGATTTTATTTTTGTTCTTGTCTACGAACATCTGCCCTATGAATCCCAACATAGCTATCCATGGAGAAGACACAATTTCATGGAGGAAGGCTCTAAGTTCCTGTAAGTCTGGCTTTCCTGTCAACCACCACTCCATACACCAACCAACCAAATAAAAAAGCGTGGATACTATGATAATTAATATGTACCATAGTATCCATCGCATAATACGTTTAGAGGGCTTCCCTAAGAATTGTTTAGGCAGATTTACGAGGTGTGTCTTCAATTTTGTCCACACGACGTTTAACCTCTTCAAGCTCCATAGACACTCTGGTTATGGAGACTTTCATGTCTGTTATACATTCTGTCAGTTCTTTGATATTAGAGGATAGCTCTTTAATACCCTTTTCTGACCTATATAATTGTTCCTGCAAGGGACGGAAAATAAACTCTTTGATTATCCATGCAGTAGCAGTAGCAATAAGCCCTGCTAGAAATAGTGTTAGCTCTATGGCGTGGCTCCTTTCTATTACATAAAAATGGCACGGAAGAGATAGTAGATAAATACAAGTGAACCTAGCACTACTGTCACAAACGCAAGAAGAATAATAGGTGTGATAACCTTTACTCCTAATTTCTCATGATGATGGTCTATCAGATAACTACCAATGAATAGTAAAGCAAATAAAGCTAAACTAATGTAAAACTCTGTGCTATTGTTATAATACATATCAACCACCTCTTTCTTGCCTATGATTATATCTTAATGGTGTACTTCATGACAATATTCAATTCTGTTTTTAAGCAGTCCTTACCCAAGCTCTTACCATGTATGCAGGTGGCTGAACGGTATTAGAAGAGCCGTAAATAGAATTAGATGCAGAAGCATTAAAGTTCAGTGCCGTATATCCAAAACCTGTAAGATTATTTTCATCACTAGCTATTCCCACTTTTTGTCCCTTCCCCTCAACAGAGAAGGCACCAGAAATAGTAGTTAATGTATCAGCAAGAAATTGGCTCCCCTTAGCCCCCTCTGCATTTAATTTCCCTGTGATATTTGGCAATCCTGCCCTTCTTTGTGTCCCTGCTTCCCCTGCATTACCTGTCTGTAAGCAGAGGTTAGCAGGTACTTCTTCCCATGTACCATATTGCATAAAAATAAAATCTGCTTTAGTTTTTCTCTTATCAGCGGACATATAAACAGTTCCTACAGGATAGAGCATATTAACTATGTTACTCATGTCATCTTCATCAAGGAAACGTTTGAACGGAGTATCATTAATATTACGTTCTCCATTACCCCCACGATGATATATATTGCCATAAGATTGTGTAATCCAAAGCTGTGTACTCTCATTATTATTATCAGCTGGAATGTTAATGAGTTGCCCATACGGTGTTGGCTGATTCTTTATTGTATTTGCTACAGTATAGAAAGATGAGAAGACACCAAGTTTATTAATTTCCTTATTTGTTGTTGGTAGTGTTTTATTCTTTCCAAATCTGTGTAGATAGTCAAAAAACCAAGAATTGTCTGTTTTTATGTCTGTTTTAGTATAATAAGAACTAGGGTCCCATGTCTTTGCATTTTCAGCACTCTTAGCTGCCGCACTAGCACTATTACTAGCTTCTGTAGCTTTCGTAGTAGCAGTAGAAGCAGAGGAAGAAGCACTAGTAGCACTATTCTTCGCTTCATTAGCCCAAGTCTTAGAAGACTTATTGCCAGACACACCATCTGGACTAGAATCCGACATAGCCCACTTCTTAGCTAAATCTGCACTACTCTTTGCTTCATTCGCCTTAGTAGTAGCAGTAGAAGCAGATGAAGAAGCACTAGTAGCACTGTTATTTGCTTCATTAGCTTTAGTAGTAGCAGTAGAAGCAGAGGAAGAAGCACTAGTAGCACTATTCTTTGCTTCATTCGCCTTAGTAGTTGTATCCCCCTTTAAGGTAGTCATGGTTGAAACATAACTATTTCCAGTATTCGTAAGTCTAGTATTCTGTGCATTTCCAGTAGCTACAATACTAGATTTTTGGTTAGCTCCTTCATTTTTTAAGTCATTAATAAGGTTGCTCTTATTGCTATTAATGTATCTTAAAGTAACTGCATCTCCACCTTCCTGTGGGTCAAGCAGATTTGTAAGTCTTTTATACTGTCCGTCCCATACATTAGTGTTTGTAGGAGAAGTAGACATACCAGTATCAAACACTTTATCTGCCGTTTCTTCTGCAAGGTGTAAAAGCTGAACTTCCTGTAATGACATATCCTTTGCTCTAAGTACAGAAGCATCATTCCAAGACACAATGGTATCTGTAGTTGTCTCTCTGTAAATCTTTAAAAGACTATTAGCAGAGATAGCCTTATTCAGTGTCAACTGCCTGTCGGACACTGAATAATCTGTTCCCTGCACCAGTTCTGTAATCTCTGTATTAGAGATAACTTGTGCCTTTACAAATGATTTCTGTAAGTAGTCAAAAGGAAACGAAAAAGTAAGCTGTGTACCATTACTGGTATAAATTACTGACGCCTTTCTTTCCTTAGCTATTTTAAATCACACTCCTTTACTTGTTATTATTAATCAACTTATTGATACTCTGAGATTTCTTAGCACCTTTCTTAACATTAGCTCCTAACAGTGTCTTACCTGTCTTTGTCTTAGCTACACCAAGAGGGCCACCTTTCTTAACTGCCTGTGTCTTCTGAGTAGGCTCTTTTTCAGGAAGACCAGATTTATGCTGAATGAGAGTATTCAATGCACTCATTCCTACCCAAGAGCTAGCGGGGAATGCCTTAATTACATTGTCAACGTCTCTCTGCGAAGTAGTGTTATTTTCAGCAAAGCCATTAGCTACCATTCTTCCAAGGCTGTGGACACCAAGAACCACTCTTCCAACTGTATTGACAGCAGGGAACTGGCTAGCAATTCTGCCTGCATTAGCCTGAAAATCTCTCTGTGTCATTCCTTTAGGTGGACTCCAAGGGTCTTCACGATTAGACTCAAAGTCCTTCTTCGTATTATCCACTGAAGTTCTGAATCCTGAATAACCAGACATCATTTCAATACCGTCCATAGCAAAAGACACTGGGGCTGTGAGTGACATTCTGGTAAATCCTGCCAGTAAGACACGCCCAAGAGACCCCTGTTTTTCCATGTATGCCTGTCTCTTCTCCTCATCATCTCCATAGTATGCATAGCTTCTAGCCAGAGTTAATGCATAATAGGTAGCAGAGTTAGTAGCCATAGAGAAGAGAGCCGCTAAAGCATCATCAGCTTCATGTTGCTGTAAAGCTCTCATAAACTGGTTATTGACTGCCTTTAATGCGAAATCTTTAAACTGGAATAAGAGCCTATGCTTTTCCTTAAATGGATTTGTGTTGCCAATAGTATTCTGAGTGATACCTCTTCTTGCATAATTGTCCATCATACGCTTCCACTGAAAGAATGTGTCTGGATTTTCGTCCCACCATTTCTGCCAGTCACCTTTACCATCTACAAGATACTTCTTAATATCCTGTCTGATAGCATTGATACCTTTCTCAGAATTGACACCTACAGCAGAGAATTTCTTAGCGGAGAATGGATTTCTCCAAGAAAACTCTTTTCCCATAGCCCATCTCATACTATCTTCAATACCTGCCGCCCTTACAGTCCTAATCATATGGTCAGTAAGTTTAGGCATCATATTGATTGTAGAAGTCCATAAGGAAGCCTGTTTAGCTTTCCTGTTGGCCGCATCAAGTGCCTTTGAGAGCATTGTAGGCTCTGGACTATTTTCAGACACTTTATCCATGGTCTCCCTGAACAGGTGACTTTCTGTGGAATTTGTCATTTCCCATGCATGAGCATTAATATCATCAGCCCAGAGTTTCCTTGTAACTGTGTCTACAATATGCTTACCATCTCTTCCTAATCGCTGTTCTTTGATGATACTACCAAACTTAGGGATAGCATCTAAGAGAACCTTAGCACCCCCATAAGCAATAGCACCACCATATTCACCCAACTGAGCAAAAGTGAAGTTACCACCATTAACAGCATAGGAATAAGACCTAATCATACTAGAGATACCATCAGCCCATCTCTGATTGTAAAGATTATATGTGCCTTTACCTCTAATCATATTCAAAGTCAACTCAAGAGCTTCAAGCTCCCTGAAGTTACTATGAACAGGAGATAAATGAGCCAATTCTACCTTTGCTTTATTGATTAAGGCGGTAAGCTGTGTCTCATCACCAAAGACAGCATGAAGACCTGCTTCACCAGAAATTCTATTGAAAATCTGTGGCACATAAGTATCAATGTCATAGTTCCTCAAGTCCTTATCAAAAGAAAACTTAAGACCATTAGGCATCATCATAGAACCAGAAGTATCAATAGCTACTCTGTGTTTGAAGTTCTGTACTGCATTACCTTTATTGAAGTTCAAAGAGGAAGCATCTCTATCGGTAAGACCATATGCCCAGTTCTCTGCTTCTTTGTTAAAGAATGCTTCAAGCTCTTCATCTGTGGGGTCTTTCCACTCTGGCTTGCTATCTTCTGGGGAACCTTTTCTCTTCCACTCTTTTACTGCTTCATCAAACTCTTTACGCTTCTGCTTCAAGAAAAACTCTTTTTCAGCATTAGTGTCCATAAAGGTCTTTGCGTAGTTCTTCAAAAATTCATAGCAGTTATCAATATTATTGAAGTTCTTAGAAGCCCATGGATAATACAGGCTGTTATCAATAACGCGATAAAATTCGCTAGAGATAGGAGACCAGTCCTTTTCAATCAGACTCCCCATGTCTTTACGGCCACCAAGAGCGTCTGAATTTTTTCGACACTGTGTCAATATGTCTTCTCTAAGATTCATGAACATATGAGCCATCTTCTGAACCTCAGCAGGATATTTAGACACTTCCAATGTGTCTCCTCTTGCCATTGCATTGTGGCAATCAATAATATATCTGTTTACCTGATTGATATAATTTTTTCGATGAATGAAATTAAAGAGACCAAATTCCTGTCTAATATACTTAGACCGCTCTTTAATAATGTCCTGATATGCACCCATCCACCTATCCATCAAGAACTGCTTAATATCAGAAGCACTGGTAAATTTCTGTCCAGTGCCACGCATACGAGCATCATCTGTCAGAGCCTTACCAATCTTCTGAAGTGTCGGAGAATGAGAGTTAGCCATAATACCAAAGACAGTCCCCATAGGAATACTGTTTTCCATCTTAAGGCCCATTGGTGAAAAGATACCAAGGCCCTTCTGCATATCTTCGGCTCCCTTACCACTGTCAGACCATTCATCAAAGATAGTACCAAAAGCATTCTGTTTAGAGTAATGAATGTCACCCACCATCATACTACCATCACTTAAGTGAGTAATAGGAGTACCCTGTTTGATTGTGTCATTCGCTCTGCGTTTCAGAAGTTCATCTGTTACCTTATTGACGTTCTCTTTTACGTTCCCATAAATCTGAGAAATAGCCGCCTTTGGAACTACAGCATCATCAAGGAGAGACAACTTCATTAATGGACTATCTGTAGGTGCCCCAGAAGGTGCATAGACACGCTGATGAATGTAAGTCAGTTCAGGCACATAGGCATCTTTAGCCCACCTAATGACTTCTTCAGCAGGAATATTAGCTACACCTTTTTCAGCTAGTGCCTGTTTCTTTAAGTCCTTAAAGAGCTTACTGTTCTGATTCTTCATAGCATAATTGTCAAGCCAGTATTTGAATGTGTCTTGAATTGGTTTTCCGCTAGTAGCATTTTTAGCCTGTTTCCAAAACGGATTCTTTGTACCAGTCATGCTCTTAACAATATAAGCTAGTGTCTGTTTATCTGCCCTCTGGCTAGCCATTCTTTTAACAGCCTTCAGGATTGTATTTTCAATATCAGCATCAGTAGCTTTAGAGCCTAACAGAACCTTACTGAATTTACTCTTCAAAGTTCTGGTAAGTCTATCACCTTTAGTGCCATACTGTTCAATCCAGTAGGCCAGTGCTTCTTCCTCATTGGTAGCCGCTCTAGTAGCTTTAATCCATCTAGGGTCTTTAGAGTTTCTCATACGGTCTCTAACAATCCCCATAATCTCATCATATTCTTTCTGTGGAAGAATACGATTTAAAGCCCTATGGACACCTACTTCATGCATTACTACCCCCATAAGGTTACTCTTATCCACTTTATCTTTGAAGATAACAGAGATACCCATATTAGGAATACTGAATGCCTTAGCATCTTTATCTAAAGACACACCAAACCTTTCCGCTACTTTTCTTGCACTAGTTTCAGGAATGATGAAGAGATTTCCAGACTGAACAAGTCTATCTGCAATAGAGTCTTCAGGAACAAGGTCAAAGTAATTAGCATTAGCTTTCTGAGCCTTTACTAATTCTGTCTTCAGCCCTGAGTCGTTTGCTACAGGGGCAAAATTAACAATAGGACTAGCATTCCCCGTCTTATTGGCCCCTTTAGGAATATAAGTGGGCTTCTTAGATTCATAAGAGTCACCTGCATGTTTCAGAGCTTCTACGACACCACTATTAGTATCTGCAAAAGCATCTTCCATCTGAATAGACAAAGAAGCCTGTAAATTGTGTCTTCCTTCAGCAGGGGGTACGGCTCCAACTGCAATAGCCGCAACATTGTCTTCCATGTTATTTCTAGCAGTAGCTAGCTCCTTAGTTATTGCATTAGGGTGTTTAGCAAAGAAGACACCAAGACCCCCTAAGAAACCACCAAGAGCCATTGACGCTTCATAGTCAGGCTTAAAGCCACCATATCTTTCCGCTAAGAATCTATCTGCCCCCACGGCTACAGAAGTAGTGAGAGCATTAGCGGCGAATCTGGCCACCTTACTAGCATTTAAAGCTCTGTCACCTAAAGACACTAAGGCCCTGAGCTTCCCCATTCGAGAAGCAATCTGGGCACCTTTGGCAAGCATTGAAGCTCCCCCGAGTCCGGGGATAAAAGCAAGCAGTAATGATGGGTCTAAGACAGAGCCTAATACCGTACCAATAGTGGACAAGCCATATGACATACTGTCTACTTCTTTCTGTCTCTCAATGTCGGCTCTTTTCATCTCTAAGAGAGCCATAAGAGCCTTCCTGCTAGTAGCCTGTGTCAAGACAAACTGCTGTGCGGTATTATCATCTTTAAGAACATTCTGGACTAAATCAATATCTTCCTGAGATGGCTTATAGTTGTTAAAGGCTATTTCCTTCATGTTGTCTGCGGTAATGAAGTTGAAGTAAGCACTTCTAGCTACAGACACAAGACCCCCATCTAATGCCGCCGCTTCCATCTTTGTAGAAAACTCTTCCCAGAAAGACCTCATCTTTTCTGGTGTGGGGCTCTGTGGAAGGTTATATGGTGCTTTCATTCCCCAAGGGCCAGTCCGCTGAACAGCAAAGCTAGAAATATCAGGGGCGTCTACCCCAGACCAATGAGCAATGTTATTAATATAAGACTCAACTGCCCCTTCTATATCTGTACGAAAATACTGGTAATTAGGGTCAGCTATAAGCAGGTCTACAAAAGTTTTAGGGTCTTCTACTCTATCAGTTCCACCATGTTCTTTCCAATACTGAGCATAGAGAGCCAAATTGTTAGACCACTCTTTAGCAAATTCTTCATCAGAACCATATTCCTTATAATAGCCACCTTCATTTGCGGGTCTAGGAAGACTGGTTTCCTCAGACGTAGAAATACCTGCATAGTTATGAGCCGCAAACAGTTCGGGACTAATACCATTAGGCCCACCAACATTAAAGTTACCTGTTTCAAGCTGTAACTGAGCTTTAAGAAGTTCAGGGGCGATATAGACCCCCTGTGTCTCATAAATATAGTCTGAAGCGGCCTTTCCCATTCCTAATGCATCTACACTCATGATTCAAGCCACTTCCTTTCTTCTGGCGTTAATAATGTAGCTCTTCTGCTACCTGTTTCAACAACTGTAGAATCTGGACTAATGGGGTCTGTGGGAGATTCATTACTTTCTTCTTCCTGCTCCTTCTGTAACTCTTCCCCATAATTATTAACTTCCTGTCTAAATTCTTCCATAGACTTAGGGGCTTCTTCAATCTGCCCATTCGTACTTCTAAAAATCATAGAATTAGTAGTGGGGTCATATACCCATTCAAAGTCATACCCATTACCGTATGTTTCTTTAGCTTTCTGCTCCTTATGTGCCATGTAACCAAAGCCAGTGTCAAGAGGAGAATCCCCCCAGATACCATCAATATAATTTCCATCAGCATCATATGTCTGAGCAGTAAAGACAGCCCTAGGATATACGTGAGTATTGCCATCAGAGCCATTATAAGACACATACACTTTATTCATTCCAGAAGAGATAGCATTAATGGCATTCTCTTTAGTAATTCCTGCGGCCCTTAAGTATCTGTAAGAATCCTTTGTAGTTCCATATAACAATGGGTCTTCAATCGGAACTGTCTGATAATTTCCATCAGAATCAGTAATACTGAGAGAGCTACTCTTAAAGTCAGAATCAATTTCACTATCCACCTGTTCTTTTATATCTGGATTAGCTAATGCCTTTGCTCCATCGGCATACATTTTAATACCATCTTCAGTATTTCCCTGAAAGTTACAAAGATTCTGAATAGTATTAAATTCATTAGACAAAGAGGCACCAAAAGCAAATCTGAAAGAGACAGGATTAGCCTGATAAAGACTCAATGCCGTAGCCACACCATCTTCAGCTTGCATATTCAAAGTGCCATCATAAGGAACACTAGCCAAAGCATTTTCCCATTTACTCTTATATTCGTTTCTCATACGGCTATTTGAAGACCACATAAGAATACGCCCAAATACCTGTGTCCTAGACTCAGGAGACAAATTCTGATATTCAGGAGACATCATATATTCCATAGCGGCCTGATATGCATCATCTGGTTTAGCAGTAGTATTATCTGCATATCCTTTAATGACTCTTTGAAGCTGAATACTCGCTCCCTGTACTCCCTGCTCTGTTTTAATACGACTAGCATTTTCTGCTAATTTTCTTCTCTGCTCCTGTTCTTCTACTTCTGCAATTCCTGCATAAGCACGACCAATAGCAGGTTTCAACTGCCTATGCTGTGTCGGAGTTAAAGTCTTAACATATTCATCAATCTCAGACTTACTCTTCATTTTCTCAAGAGCATAAATCTGGTCATTATACCATTTATTTGGTGCCGCTCTTAACTGTTGGTCTGCCATAGCATAGTAAGTAGACATGGCAATTCTGTCTTTAATCTTTACAGGATTTCCATAATCATCTGTCCATGCTGTAACCTCTCCCAAGGCATCAAGCATTTCAGAAGACCCAGTTTGTTTAGCAATAGACTCAAGCATACCTTCAGCCAGAGCCATTCTTTTATCGTCCTGATAGCCAGTCAGTTTCGCATCATTAAATACGTCCTGAACAGCAGTAGCCATATCTTCTTTTGTCGCATCTAAGTTGGCCTGAATTACAGAATCCAGTTTAGCGGTAATGCCACCATCTCTGATAGCCATAAGAGATTTAGACTGTTCAGCTACTTTAGCATTAGCCTGATTATTAATATCAGAATAGTTAGTAGCAAAGAAACCCCTAGAGAAACTATCAGTATTGAAAGACACCTTAAAATTATCTACATAATACTGCTGTTTCAGTTTGTTATATCTAGCTACTTCTTCATCAACTGTCTTAACTGGCTCTCTAGCTTTCAGAATGGCATACTCCTGATTAAATTTATCAGAGAAGTACTGTCCTCTGTATTCTTCAATAGCCGCTACTGCATAGGGGTTATCGGCTAACTGAGCTTTACCATACTTATTTAAGAGGTCAATGTTACTGAGCTTCATAAGTTCTTCTGGTGAAGCCTTCTTAATCTGCTCTTTCATATATTCATATCGAGACATCTTTCTATTTTCTGTGTCTATCGCATAGTTCATTAAGCCATCTCCAAGACCCACAAGGGCATCATAGAGACGCTTTCCATCACTACCTTCAACAATACCTGCTGTGGCGTTGATACCTTTTAACTGCTTCACATAGGTAGCTACAGGCTGTTTAGTAAACTGTCTTTGCGTACCTACTGCACTCTGTACAATATTAGCTATAGTTAGTCACCCCCTTACTTCAGTCCAAAATATTTCATTCGTTCTTCTTCAGATGTAGCACTAAGACCCCAAGTGTCTGTATAAGTGTTATATGCATCTGGATTAATTTTCAGCTTCTTAGCGGCCATAGAAGCTCTAAAGGAAGCATTGTTATCTGGTTTAGTAACAGAACCCTTCCAGAAATTCCAACCGCCTCCTTTGTCTTCAGAAGCCTGTCTAAGAGACCTATATTTGCTATAGCCCCCAAGAGCGGTATTAGCAAGACCAAGAATATCAGCGAACTTCTGCTTCTTACTAATCTTTCCCTGTTCAATAAGATTATTGATATAGTCTTTAGTAGAGAGAAGAGTGGCTTCTTTATTAAGGTCAACTTCATTAGATTTTCTAGTGAAGTTATCCTGAATAGAAGCGACTGTCCTAGAAGTGTCTGCTTCTGCCGCTCTCATGAGCCTATTAGCAGTTCTTCCACCACCTGTGTATCCTTCAGCAATAGCCGCATTTACCTGAGAATTTAACTGCATCTGATTAATTCGTGTCTTCGTAATGTCATTTACTGCCGCATCAAAACTATCCTGTCTTTCCTGTTCATAGTTCTGGAAAGCATAGTTCATTTCTTTTGTTGCACCTGTAGCCTGTGCTTCTAGCATCTTTGCCTGACTTTTATACTGTTGTCTCATTGCAAGTGCCTGTGCCCCTACCTGTGCAACAATTCCAACCCAACACATATAGACTCACCTTCTTTCCAGTGAAAATAATACAAAATTCGGAATATTTGAATTTATAAATCTGGCACCTAACCATTTAAGATATTCGACATGCCAGAAGTTAAAAATATAGACATAGTTATATATCTGCTTATAGTGATTCAGAAGGGTATTGACATAGCTCTTAGACCATCTAAGAAATTCAATCTTATGATTATCAACCTTTTCTGTTAATAACATCCACCCTAAAGCACCACCATTGCCATCTTCCCTAAGACCACCAATGCCCAGAAGTTCCTTTCCAGACCAAATTCCCAATGGTTCTTTCTCAAGAATCTTTGTAGCCTGTAGTTCAATAGGTAAGCCAGAAGACAGCCATACTTCTTTTTTGTCTATATTCCTAGCTGTGTCTATAAACAAAATAATATCTTTAATCGTAGCTTTCTTAAGTGTTATCATATATTGCGTGTCCTCTTAATGTAGTTTCCTTCCCATGTGTAGCCCATAAAAGATACTGCTGTAGGCTTAGAGCTTTCAATGGTAATGGAACAGTTGTCATTACGACACATAATAGGAACAGTAAAGGTACCAGTCTCCATAGGGATAACACCCATACGATTAGTAGTGTCTCCTAAGATTCTTGAAGTATGATAGTAAACATTATCTGGTCTCTTATCAGTATGCTTAATGTGAACTTCAAAATACCCAGAGATTGAGAAATTCAGTTTGAGCCTGATTAACTGCAATCTGCCATTATCATCTGCTACAATTCCTGCATCTGTTCTCTGTTTAATCATTAGCCTAGAGAGCTTCACGAAAAACTCAAAGACTTCACCAAAGACAACCTTCTGTCCCCTTAAGTCTCTAGGAATCCACACATTGTCATTCTTAACTGTGTTATAGTCAAATTCATAGTAATGCCCATCAGCAGTCACTACGCCATAACTAGCTCCTTCAGTCAAATTACCATTATAGGCATTCTTAATATGAAGCTGTGTCTTATTATTAATCTCATCATAGTTAGCATCTGCCATAGGAGAAGACACTGCTTTTCTATCCAAGAAGACACGGTAAGGTTCATCTTCATCATAGTCTTTCGTGTTGTAGGTGAAGACCATCTTTTCCATGAAGAGAGCGTTTCCACGTGCAATAAGCATATAGAACGTAGAATCTAAGAAGCCACCACCAAAAATCTTTGCTCCCTTAAATTCCCAATAAGACCATGAAGACTGCATTCGAGCTTCTTCAGTAAGCAAATACTTATAGACATAAAGTCTAGAAGTGTTACCTGTGGAAGCTGTAAGAAGAATATGCTCTGTATTGGAAGAGTAGATAGCAAAGACACCATTAGGAATAAAGGACGGAATGTGAGATGTAATATCCTGAGAGTCCTTTGTTGCCACGGTGTCATTCATGGTGTAGTATTCATTCATTGAAGAAAACTCAGACCGCTTATTGATGTAGTACAGTCTTCTGCCTACCCCAACTGGCTTTACCTCTTTAGCAGAAGTAAACTGAGTAGCCAAGGGGGCAGTAGCATTCTGTGGTGTTAAGACACCATCAGCACTCATAATAAATTGAGAGTTCTCTGAGAAAAGAACTAAGTCCTGAGCAAAAGGGACAGCGTGATACAGCGTGTCCACTTCATTACTAGACACCGCATTGTCGATGGGGTCTGTGTCCTGTACTTCAACTGCACTGGCAATCCAGAAATTGAAGAAGGAAGCAGAGCGAGACAGAATTATATTTTCACCACTTAAGAATCCCAGTCGGTTTCTGAATAAGAAGACATCATTAATCTTTCCATCTACAAAAGATGGTGGTGGATTAGAATCTTCATCTCCTGTGTCTCTATTGTCCCACTGGGCTTCTTTAACTGTGAAAGTCCCATCAGCATTTCTTGTAATGACATGCGGCATTGTGCTAGCGTCATACCCTGCTAAAATATCAGGTCTCGCACATTCCTTCCAGACATTTTCAGTCGCATTATAGGAAACATAGTAATCATCACTGTTAGAACCATTGTCTCCTAAGACCTTCACTGTGTAACCATCTTTAGCTTCAGTAGGAAGATTAGTAAACTTCTGAGCTACATGAAGGAAACCAAACATACCCTGTCCATTGAAACCATCGACACATTTTACACTGTTAATGGTCACTGAGTCTTTTCTAAGATACAGACAAGAGTTATAAGTTTCTACTGTCCACCCATTATTTCGAGCGGATTCTGCCAGTCTATCTCTAATATAGTTGGTATCAATCTTAGCTGTGTCTGCTGAATCTGCCCCATTCGGAGTAGTAAAAGAAGCAATAACACCATTGTTAATCAAAATCTGATATGTACGTCCATACTGCCCACTTTTTACATTGACTAAACAACTGTGGTCATTCCAAGTGTAAGGCACCTTCTTAGTGTCCATTTTGACAACCTTATCCCTGTTTACAATGAAAGTGTAGTCGGCAATAGTTACAAGTCTAAGCATCTTTCGTGGATTAGACACTGTAATATATGCCTGTCCAGTCCCTTCATATTTTACGGTACAGGGCTTGCCATTATCGTCCCAGATTTTTACCCCTTTGCCATCAAAGAGCATAAGGTATCTCTCATTCTCATCTCTATTGACTACATGCACAAGAGAATTAGGATTCTCTGGGATAGCTCCAAGATTAGCCACGTACAGTGTAGGTGGTCTCTTCTGAAGACCTGAAGACTCCGTAGAGAAACCATTTACCTGTGTGTCTAGCTGTTCAGGCAGTCGCAGTAATTCTGGCTGTTGTGAAATGCCAGAAATCATGTTCTTAATAGTCTGTGAAAGTCTACTCATGGTCTTACCTCATTTTCAACTGCTGAACATTCTGAATGTCATACATTGTGAAATCATTAAGTTCCATTTCATATTCCTGAAATGCCGCCCATGCTTCACGCTCCATGATAGACACATTCTCTGCTATATCTGGGTCATTGAGTGTCTGTGCATTAAAGATTCTAGAAGCCTTAGCAACAATGTAATCTCTAGCAGGAACAGGCATATAATCAAAGTCAACAAGTCGAATAAGTTCAACATCAATCGGATTGGTGAATGTAGCAGTTTGATTATCAAAGTCATAGACATAATCACCCTTCTGAACATATTTAGTGCCATCAGTACCTACAATATACAGAATATCGTCCTGCCACTTAATCTTATTTGTCTTCACATCAGGAGACAATGTAGCAGAGGTATTAGTGTTAAAAGACCACCCCTGAGACTGCACCTGTTTGTTAACTTTATCTAAGACCCTGAGTGCTAATGCTACATCAACATTCTCAGAGTTGTCTAAAGTGTTAACTGGTGCTTCTCCAATGGTAGCCAACATATCATTAATTGCGTCTAAAGTTTTATTAGATGTAACAATCATATTAGCTTCTCCTTTATCATTAATAAATGTAATAGAGGGGAACAGGGGAGTTGAACCCCTGTAAGTACCCTTTTCCCCATAACAAAGGGTCTTTTAGAGACCCTAAGTTTTAAATATTGTGAGTATATCTCTATACTCAGTAGAAACTAGCTATTAGACGCTAGCTTCAATGCAACCCATGTAAGCGGCTTCTGGACGAAGACCACCATGGCCCATAGCGTAGGAAGCGGCAAGCATATCAGCCTGATACTCAGCACGGCGTGCCTGTTCGAGTTTCAGGTCTTTCAGCTTAACAGTCCCTACAGCGGTACGGTGCATTGCGATAAAAGCACACTTATCTTTGTAGGCGACAGGGAATACATGACCATCACCCTGAAGAACACCATCATTCTTATCAGCACCACCAATAGTCAGGTGCGGACATTCAATAATGTCGAAACCTGCAATGCGGAGAATGTTGGCATCAGTGATAGTAGCAATACCACCGTAGTCACGATTAATTGCTACCAGAGACGCAATAAGAGCGGTGCGAGCTTCTGGGGTCATGTATACATACCGTTCAGTTTCAGGCACGTAGTTATTGGACATCTTAGCCTTAATGTCCAGAAGCATCTTAACGAGTGCTTTACCTTCTGCTTCGGTAACACCAATGTCAGCGGCCGCAATCTTAGAGGTGATAATTTCACCTTTGCCCAGACCTTCAAGGTTTTCTTTATTAGCCACAACCATCTTTGCGGCTTCTGCAAGAACAGCACCATCGGCTTTAAGAGCCAGTGCTTCACCCATCTGTCTAGAATATTCAGAACGAATATCGTAATGAGCCATAGCTTCATCAATATCAGTAATCATCTGAGAGGTAGTCAGGAGACCATCAATCTGAATGATTTTTTCGTTCATTGGAATATTCTTACGAATATCGTCAAGAGACTTACCCGGTTTCAGGTAAGCGGCATCTCCACGACCAAACACGGGGAACTGTGCAGATTTGCCACTAGAAATAGTTCGTACAATATGGCGTCCTTCAGTAACGGACGCACGAGCAAACGCCGCAAGAGTTTCACCTGCGAAAACTTTAAGATACAGACCAAGCATGTCTTCGGTGCCTGCAATCTGGCCTGCATGAGCAACAGTAACTTCTGCCACTAATTAATCACTCCTTTTCTGTAATTAAAAATTAACCAATAAAATTAGACTGCATAGTCATTTTCTGAACCTTTTCGGTGTATGCCATATCTCTTCCATACCTAGGGTCATTCATTGCCTTCACCATGGCTTCTTTACTTGTAAATCCACCCTGTGTCTGAGTCTGGGCACCACCAAGAATGCTCCGATTAGATGTACCATATTTAGCAGTCATGCGAGATTTATAGCCTTCCATCATTACACCAAGCTGTGTAAGATTTCCTGCTTCAATCGCTGAATTAAATGCGTCAATTTCTGGCTGTCCGAGACTAGCAATAAACTGACACACTCTTTCATATTCTTTTTCGCCACCTGCCATCTTATACACTGCATTAGTGTAATTCTGAACGGTAGCTTCAAAGCCCTTAATGAAAGACTGAACAAGACTCTTTGGATAACCTGCCCCTTCAAGTCTCTTCATGGACTCTTCGGACAAAGAACCATTCTCTTCATATTCCTTAGCCAGTGCATCATAATCGACACCCTTTGTAGCTAAATCAGACTTAGCGTCTTCCTGTGCTTTAAGCTGTTCTTTTACGTCCTGTTCCACGGCTTCAGGGGTATCTTTAGAAGCCTTATCCTCTTTTTTGTCTGTGTCTTCCTTTTCCTGTGTCTTATCACCTTCCTTATCATTGTTGGTGACTTTCTCACCATTACGAATAATTTCAGTGCCTTTGCCAAGTTCAAGGGCTTTTTCTTCTTCAGTGGCCTTATTGTCAACTTCAGTATTGACTTCAGGCTGATTGTCAACTGTAGTATTTGTAGTATCTTCTGGCATTTAAATTCTCCTTCTCATAAGTAACTTACATACCCTGCTGTGGGTTATCCATCATACTTTTGGCTACCTGCGGTGCCATCTTTTCTGCCATTGCTCCCATCTGCTGTGTCTGCTGTTCCTGCTGAATCTGTTCAGGTGTCTTAACAAGATTTGTAGTATCAATGCTAAGACCATTGGCAATCCGCATAGCCATAACAGGCCAATTAATAACCTGAGCCATTTCGGGATTCTGAGACACAATCTGAGAGAAAGTCATCATCTTATTGAAATCGTGTCCTCTGCCAATAGCGGCAAGACCAGTAGTAATAGTAGGTTCAACAAGACCATCTGGCAGGTCTGGAATCTGACCAGTGCTTTCAAGCTGTACCAGTAATCTTCTAACCAATGGCAACTGCAATTCCTGAGACAAAATAGAGTAAACTCCACCCAATGTGTCTTCCAATTCAGAAGCAACGTATCTAATTTCTTCGGCTGTTACTCTTTCTCCATTTCTCTGGACAGCAGAATTTAACATGAATGCATAAGACAAGCGGTCAGAAATCATAGACAATGTATTAGACGCTACCTGTAAATCCCCAGACTTATTAAGCTGAAGAGCCTGTACGTCTTCTACACGCCCAGGAACGAATGCTCCCGACTTTGCCTTAGACAACTTAAATGGTCTTGTAATCCCATTAGGGTTCACAAGAAATAGAACATTCGCACAAATAGCGGACATTTCAACAATGGCCTGTGAGAGAGATTCAAGAGACTTTAAGTCACCCAGATACTCTTCTACAAAACTACGGCCATAAGACTCACCGTCCATCTTTACCATTCTTAAAGGAATCCACGGAGTTTTCTCTTTGGGGTACTGCTGTTCGCTCCCTTTTACAATCTCTCCATTTACTTCCTGATAAGAATAGAAGACATCATTTTCCAAATAGACATGTGTATAAATGGTGGTCATGTCTTCGGGTTTCTTCTGGACACCCCCAGAAGACACCATTGCTTTTACATCATCTGGAAGAGCCGCATATGCAATCTTATCCATAGCGACTAACTGCACAACATTACCTAATGCGTCTCTCTGAAGCACATAAGAGTTCAGTTTATAGAGCTTCATTCCCCCTTCTTTAGGTGGCAAGAATAGCAAGCAGTTACCAGTGACAATCAGCACCTTAATAGCTTCAGCCAAAGTGACTCTATACTGGTGTGTCTCCGCATAAGTAATTGCCCTCTGCTCCAATACTGCAAGAGCCTGTTCAACCTGCTCTTTAGCTTCTGGATTAGTAGACAAATCTTTTTCTGCCTGTTCCCCTGCTGTGAGTCTGAAGAAGGTGTCATTAGGTGGAAAGAGGGCAAGCATCAGCTTAGACCCAAGATTATTTACACCTCTGGCCCCTATACTCTGATATGGTGTATCAAACGATGTAGAGCCATTAGCCCCCTCTTTAGGAAACAAAGAAGGAATCGTGTATGTCGCACAATTTTCTGCTCTTGTAATATATGGTGCCCTGTCAGAAGATAAGCGTTCATAAAGGGACTTTGCCGTCTCTTCATGATTGAAAGTTTTACTCTTCGACTTTCTAGCACTCATAAGTTAAGACCAGTCCCAGTAGTGCCCCCACCAGAAGCGTCTCCCCCACCACCAATCATGAGACTCTTCTTACCTGCGGCCTTTTTCTTTCTTTTAGTAGCATCAGTTTCAACATTGGTATCATTGTTAGTAGCATCAGTAGCAGGGGCCGCCACCGCACCAGTAGAATAATCTACTGTCTGAGAAGACTGCTGTTTCCCTACACC